GTCGCGACCGCGCCCGAGCGCGTCCACGTCACCGAGCCGAGTGCCGCGCCGCCCGAGGTGTACCCGTTGGCCGTCGAGAGCTGGTTCGTCACATCCGCGAACACGATGTGCGTGTCCTGATTCGGCGTGTACGAGGAGGTATGCAGGCTCACGTTCACCGTCAGGCCGGTATCAAGATCGACCTGCCGGCCGATGTTGAGCGCCCACGCGTTGTACAGACTGAACGACGCGGCCATTACTGCAACGCTCCGGCCGCCTCGGGCACGGCTTCTGGCATCGCCTCGACCTCACCGACCAGTTCGCCATTGACGCGTCGGATGCGCACCTGCTTGCGCGTCGGGGGCGTGTTGACGAATACCTGCGTGGCCTGCTTGGCCTGAATGTCCGCAATCACCGCCGCCGCCTCCGTCATGAACTGCGCCGCCATGGTCTGAATCTCCGCGACCGCCTTCTGGACCTCGGTCGCCAGCGATTCGCGGTCCGTGCGCACCTGTTCGCCCTCGACCGTCGCCCCGGCCTGCGCCTGTTTCAGGATCAGATCCGCTTCGCGTTTCGTGATCTCGGCGAGCTTGCGCGCCACTTCCGCATCGAACTGCGCGCGCTTCGTTTCGAGCTGCGCGACCTGCTTGTCGACTTCCGCGGATTTCTGTTCCAGTTCAGCCGATGCCTGCTGCACGAGCTGGCCGTGCTGCTGCACCTGCGCCATCGCCGCCTGTGCCTGTGCCATCGCCGCCGCCACTTCCGGCGAGACCGCCTTGTCCTGCCCGATCAGTTGCTGCACTTCGGGTGGCAGCAACGCCTTGATACGCTCGCTGATCTCATCCGCGTACGGCAGATCCATCGATTTCATGATCAGGTCCCCGGCCACCTGCGCGAGCGGCGGGAACGATTGCAGCATCTGCGTGTACGTCTCGGCCGCCTCCTGCCGCTGCGTGGCGAAGGACGGGCCGACCGTGATCGACACGTCATAGCGCCCGCGCGCCAGATCGTTGACCGATTCGCCCGTCACCGGATTGATGACGTTGACCTCGGCATAGTCCTCAGCGCCGTCCGCCCCGAGAATGCGCACCGATTTCTGCGTGTCGTAGATCCGCGGGATCAGGTCGACCAGAATCTCCCACGTCCGGCGTACGCCCTTGGCGAGATTGTCCATGTAGTTGAAGGTCGCGATCTCGCCCTGGCGCTGCCGCGCCGTGATCGCCCGCCCGCTCGTCTCGTTGCTGCGCTGGCCGAGCGAGGCGTCGTAAATACCCGTGACGCCCTTGATGTCTTCGCTGGAAAATTCCACCTCCGCCATCACGGCCGGCGGGATCATTGCTCCGGCCATGCGTTGCGGCGGGCCGGGTTGCTTCGGATCGGCGTTGAACATCAGGAACGGGAAATTCTTCTTGTGCGCCGTCGACCACATGGCCGTGTGTCCGAGCGCCTGCTCGGGCGTCGCCCACCACTGCGCCTGCGGGGCGAGCGCGATCGACTCGATCACGTTCGTGCGGCTGTAGTTGTAGGCACGCTGCGCGTCCTTCGCGAACCGCACCAGGCCGAACCAGCGAGTTTCGCCTTCGATGATCGCCTGATCGCCGAACACGACGACGAACGGGAAGTGTTTGCCGGCCCACTCGGTCGGACCTTCGAGGATCGCATCGCCCGAAGCGATGCACATCATGATCTTGTACGCGCGCACCGCGCGCTCGCGCACGATGCCACCCGAGGCCTCGATCAGCTCCGGCGTGAGTGTGGCCGCATCCGCCACTGCCCCGCTGCCGAGCAGCACGATCGTGCGGTCTACCGGCTCGCGCCACCAGTACTCTCCGATGCGAACGGTCTCCTCGTCCTCCCAGTCCTGCTCGTCGTCGAACGTCGATTCACTCTCGAAGTTGACGACTTCCACCTTCGGATAGCGTTCCTGATAAGCCTTCTTCGAGATGCGCTCGGTCAGGAACCAGTCCTCGGCGTCGCGCTTCATGAAGTCCTTCGCCGCCGGATCCCAATACAGGCAGAACGGATTGCGGATCGAGGTCACGCACACGTCCTGGTCGAAGACGTCGTCCGAGACGTACTTCGTCGTCACGCGCCACGCGCCGAACCCGCCCGAGACCTGAAATTCTGCCGCCGCGTCAATCACCGTATCACCGTCCGAGTTCTCCCAGACGTTGCGGATCAAGCCTTCCAGCACACTCGCCGTCTTGGTGTCACCGTCCTCTGCCGCCCGCACCTTGCCGCGCGGGCGATTGGCGCGCATGTCGTTGATGATCCGCTTGATCGTCACGCGCAGCTTGTTGAACTCGTACATCGGACGGTCCGAGCCACGTTCGCGGCGCACGATCGCGTCCCATTGCTGACCGGGCTCGGAGACAAACCGGATGTCGTCGATCGCCTTGCGGCGGTTGCTCTCGTCCGCCTCGTGCATCACGCGATAGCGCTCGCGAATACGCGCGATCAGGTCCTTGTGTGTCTGACTATCCGGCACGCCTGAACGCCTTGTAGTAATCGCCGTGGTCCACTTTCGTGCTGTTATTCATCTGGTCCGCCACCACCGCGAGATAACGGAACGCATCAGCGCCATGCGATTCGTCGTCATGCACTGGTGTCGAACCGGTCCCGGTTTCTTTGTTGATCCGTCGCCGATAGCGGCCGAGACGATTGAGCAACGGACCCGCATCGGCTTTGTCGAAGTAACAACGCGGAAACAGAAGCCGCGCCGCTCGGATGCCTTCTTCGACGCCGATATCCTCGACGATCTCCACCTGCCGCCCGAGCGCCGTCATGATTTCCTCGGCGCTCTTGCCGCTGCGGTAGTCCTTCGCGCGCCCGTCGTGCGGCAGATAGAACGTGCCGTAGCGATACGGCAGCGCCCGCAGCTCCGCGTCGTATTCGGCGAGCGTCCTGCGCCGGTCCTCGATGTAGCGGATGATCCGAATCTCGGACGCCAACCGCTGCACGAGCACGATCGACATGTAATCGTCGTAGCCCAAGTCGAACACGGCATGGACGGGCAGCAGCGGGTCGTGCGGGACGTTCGCGAGCCGTCCGCTCGAACGCACCGCGCTCACTTCACCGAAGTAGATCGCGCCTTCGACCGCCGGGCGGCACTCGCCCTCCCAGATGTTCGCGTAGCTGTCCGGATCGCGCGCCTGCATGGCGAGGCGCTCGACGTCCAACACGTGCGGAAACCACGGGTTGTCCGACCAGTTCACCTTGACGACCCGCGCGTTCTCCGGCGGATTCACGACGAACCGCTGATAGGTATCGTCGGTGTCCAGTTCCGGATTGAAGGACACCCAGATCTCGGACCCTTCCTTGCGAATGGTCGGAATCAAGATGTCCCACGAGCGCTTGCTGACCGCTTGGGCCTCCTCGACCCACGCGATGTCGACGCCCTCAAAGGACTTGATCGACTCACGCGTCTGGCTCGACAGCCCCGTGAACAGGAACTCCGTGCCGTTCGCGCCGATGATCTCGGTTTTCTTGACCTCGAAGTGCGCGTCGAGCCCCATCTGCTCGATCTGCTCGCCGAGGAGCTTGTGCACGCTGTCCTTGATGGACAGTTGCACCTCGCGCGCGCAGAGGATGCGCCGCTTCGATTCGTATCCGAGCGCGATCACCGCGCGGGCGAAGTTCCACGACTTCGCGCCACCGCGCCCGCCGTAAGCGACCTTGTATCGGCTCGGATCCAGGAGAAACCCGAGCTTTTTCGGAAACTCCCACTCAATCCGAATCAGGCCGGACAAGCCTCACCACCCCAACGATGATCGGGGCCGCGCCGGGCTGCCCGCCGACGAGCACCGACTGTGCGCATTTGCCGTCCGAGCGGTTGGCGATCTCCTCGATCGCCCACTTCTCGCCCTGCTCGGCCAGCAGTACCACGTTCTTCGCGATCACGTCGTAGCCACGATCGAGCACGCCGTCGCCCTTGGCCTCGAGCGCCCGCTGCAACGCCCGCGACCAACGCCCGGCTTCGCCACCGGCAGGCATTACTGGAACCCCAGAAGGTTGGTGACGCGGTACTCCACCTCTTGCGAGAGCTGGTTCTCCGTGTCGTGGTCCGACTGCACGGTGAGCACGCGCACCTCGGCCGTCGCGCGGTCGTTCAGGATGCGATTGACCTCGGGCAGGATCGCGATCTGCACGACCGTCGACGGCGTGAAGACCGTCCAGTCCTGCAGCATCGTGTCGCTCGCGCGATCCTTCACGCGATACCGGACCGTCGTCGGCGTGAACGGCCGATCGTTGCGATCGAGAAAGCGCAACTCGGCGTGCACCTTCGTCTTTTCGGGGACCGTGCGCATTTACGCCGCCGCGACCGTTACCGTCACAGTGAGCAGCCACGACTGAGCACTCGTCTTGGTGCCAAGCGACTCGACCTTGCGCGACCACATGACCCCGGAGGTCGCCGCATTGAAGATGCCGTGCTCGGCCCACGCGAAGTTCGCGTCCGCCGTGCCGTACAGCGAGCGGAACGTGAGCACGTTCGAGGTGCGCGCCGGGTAAGTCGCATCCATCGCCTTGCGCTGCTTGTTCGTCGAAGCCTGCAAGTCGGTCTGCGAAGCCGCAAAAGCCGTGGACGAGTCGCCTACGCCCAGATACGCATTCGCGTTGTTCAGCGTCGTCGGCGCATCACCGATCGCTGCCTTGGCGATCTCGATCGCGCCGTTGTTGGTCAGTGCCATGTAACACCCTCACAAATGAGAAGGCCCGCGCGAGGCGGGCCCTTCAGGAAGAATGGAGAAATGCGCGGCCGCTATCCGGCCGTTGCTCGTTTGAAAATGACGCGGGACGGCCCGTCGTCGTCCCCGGTGACGATCTCCGCGCAGTTCGGATCGGACAGCGGGTCTTCCGGCATCACCCGCACTTCGCCGCGGCGGATGCGCTCGGCCAGTTCCGCAGTCAGCAGCGTACCGGGCATCACGTAATCGCCGTCCATCTTGACGAGTTCGTACTTCATAGAATCCTCACAACGATGCGCGCCACGCGCAGGATGATGCGAATGCGGCCGGGAAAGACCTGCGACACCGTCGTCGCAGTGACCGCGCCGGTTTCGGTCCACGACAGACGCCAGTCTTCGGTGACATCCCGGGGGATCGCGGGGCCGATGATCTCGACGATCGCAAACTCGCCCCACGAGACAGTCCACGTCTCGAGCGCATTCTTGAGAAGGAGCGGCACCGTGACCGCGCCGGTCTCGCCCCAAGAGACGGACCACGTCTCCGTCGCAGTCGTCGAGACGTCGACGATGGCCGTCTCGGTCCACGCCACCGACCACGTATCGGTGCCCGCTTTCGGAAACACGCCGGACTGCGTGAGCGTGACGGACTCTATCCAGTTGATCGCCCACGTCTCGGTGCGTGCGGCGAGATTGAACAGCGTCGCCGAATCGCCCCACGTGAACCGCCACGACTCCGCGACGGAGTTCTCAAGCAGCGGCAAAATATCGCCTTCGGTCCACGACACAAGCCACGAGTCGGTGCCGGACTTCGCCGCCACATCGACGAAGACCTTGCCGAGAAACGAGCCGTACTCCCCGCGCGGGGTCGCCGTGAGCGACTGAACCGTGTACTGCTCGGTATACGTCCGTCCGCCGGTGGCTACCGCATCGGCGAGCGGCCTCGCGCCCGGCGTGCCCCGCAGCGCGAGCGCGGTAACAGCGCCGTCAAGGTTCGGCATGTCACACGATCACGAAGGTCGTGCCATTGCCCGGCGCGCTGGTGAGCGTCTGGTAGGTGAACCGGCCGCGACCGCTCGCGAGTTCGTAGTCGGTGATCTTCGTCGCCTGCCCGGCAAGCGTGCCGGACGAGAACACGATGATCCGACCGATCCAGTGATCGGCTGTCGCCGTGGTGATGTCCGAGGCATCGAGCACCGTTGTCGTCGCCGTAAAGCCGGTGTTGTCGACGGTGCCGGTGTAGATCTGTCCCGCGCTCGCCGTCAGTTTGGTGACGGCCGGGCCGGAGGAATTGAGTTGCCGCACATCGACGCCGATGAAACCGCTCGTCGTCACGAAGCCGACGTGCACGTGATCGGCGACCACGAGGTACGAACCCGCCCACGGCAACGCGCCGGAGGCGTTCACCGAGACCTGCAGGACGCCGAGCGTATTGGTGTCGGTCGTATTGACCGGGCACGTGTACATCCCGTTCGAGCGATGCGTGCACGTGGTCGCCTCGTTCTTCTGCGCGAGCGTCGTGCCACCCTCTTTCCAGAGCAACACGTTCGCCTGCGCGATGGTGAGCGCGGTGAGCGCTGCGCCGGCGGAGTCCACGAACGGCCCGAGCAGCAGTGTCGTCGCCGTGTTCTGTTTCAGCCATGAGATCATGGTGAGCGATCCTCAGCAATGAAAAAGCCCGCTCAAAGCGGGCCGTGGTGAAGCGGGAGAGAGGCGATCAGTGGCGTCGGAGCATGTTGTAGTACGCCACGATCGCCGCCGCGCTACCGCCACCACCCGCGGCTTCCAGCAGCGCAAACCCATACACGTACAGATTGCCGTCGGCCGTGGCATTGACCGACGCATCGGTGTTGGTAGTAGAAGTCACGCGCCGATGCGAGAGCAGCGTCGACCCGATGGCCGTGTACCCGGTGTCGGTCGTAAACGCTGCGCCGCTGAATCCGGCCGCCAGGGCGAGAATGAGCGCCGGTGAACCGCTGAGCGTGCCGAAGTTCCCGGAGCTGCGCGAACCCGTGCCGGTGAAATTGTGCTGCGTGACCGAACCGGCCAGATACATCGAGCCCACCGCCGCCATGCCAGAGGCCTCGAAAGCCACCACGTCCACCACGTCGCAATTCGCTCCGACCGTTTCCGTGACCGTGATCGCCGTCGAGGCCGCCTGCGTGACGGCCGCTGCAAAAACATGCTCCTGCAATCCACCGGTGCTGCTGATCCACCCGATGCGGGTGAAGGTTTCCCCGCCCGAGCGCACCGCCGTCGGTGCCGCATCGGCCGTGGGTGAGGCGTCGTAGCGATCGATGCGGATGAGGCAAATCATCGCATTGTCGATGGTCGTGTTCGATCCGAACGCATTCGTCGTGCCGCCCGTACCGCTGAAACTGGCAGCGGTCACGCTCTGAACGATGGCGTAGGCCATGGGCGACTCAGTTCACAGCCGGCGGCGCAGGGCCGAACTGCACCCGCAACGGATGCGGATAGGGATACGGCGTGTAGTGCAGCGCCCATGTATTGGGCGACACGCACCGGTACAGCCGCCCCTGCTCCCCGCCCACGCGCCCGTTCCAGTTGCCTTCATTCGTCGCCCACCAGGCAACATTCAGCGCGCAATTCACCGGCCGCTGCGCCAACGTGCCGACGCCCACTCCGGTCGCACACGTCGCCGCGCCGGGATTGCAACCCGTATTGAACGTGCCTCTGAAAAAGTCCCGGTTCTCGGCCACCTGACCCGGTGAATTGTTGTTCAACCACGAACCGCCCCACCCCGTCCCGATCGTGCCGACCGTGCCCCATTCGTAAATCGGCTCAAGCGCCTGACGCGGCCACAACGCGCCGCCTCGGGAAGGGTTCGTTTTGCTGGGGAAGGACCCGGTGAGCAGATCGCCCTGACCGCGAGCGGGCTGATCGATGCACGCGTAGCCATTGCTGAGCGCGTTTTCATCCCACGAGCTGCCGCTACCACACACGCCCCACCCGCCATAGGGCGGGCTGTAGCCGCAGGCCGTGCCGAGGCGACAGATATTGAAATACAGGATGTGCTTGAACGTGCCGATTCCGACGTCGTTCCCCCACATGATCTGCGGGCCGCTGTTGTTGTAGGAAAACGCAAAGGGCTGGTTCGCCCCGGGCGGGTGATTGTTCGTCACTACGTTTTTGTACAGCTCGTACCCCCGGCAGCCGCGATCGTCCCCGGCGTGCCCGGTCGGATGCGTCTGTCCGTAATTGCCGTTCAGTGACGTCGTGAATCGAATCACGAATTTTCCGCCGGTGTGACAGTCGGACCAGACCGCCGTAGGCGGAAAATCGACCGACGGGCGATCCGATTGCAGATAGCTGTCCTCGACGTACATGAAGTCATCCGTACCGAATCCGGTCGGCTGAGACCACGTGAGATCGCCGTGATTGCTATCCTCGCCGTTGACGAAATGGATCCAACCGATCGAGGTACCGGCCAGCACGCGCACGTTGTCGATCACCCCCCGCACCTGTCCACCGATGACGAGAAACTTTCCGGCGTTGTTCGGCGTGTAGCTCGCTTTGTTGATGGTCAGATGATCCAGCCGCACCCGGCGACTGTTCCCGCGCACCCAGAACATCCCGCCTTCCTTGATAGCCCCCGTGCCGCCCCGGATCGTGATCCCGGCCAGACGAAAATATCCGGTGGCATTCGTCGTGATCGCCATCAGCGGCGTTCCGCTCGCGACGTTATCCTGAATGACCGTGACGTCGCCGCCGCCCTGAACGTTGAGATTGCCAGCGCCCAACACCTGCACATCCGGCGGTGCGCTCCACGACAGCGTCGTCGTCCAGTTGCACACGCCGGCGGGGATCAGTACCCGATCACCGGCCGTCGCGGACTGCATGGCCGTATTGACGTGGTCCCGCGAACAGGAGGCCGCGATCCGATCCACAGCGAGCGCGGGCGCGCACGCCAGCGCGAGGATCAGGGTAAAAGCGTGCGTTCTGCTGACCAAGGCCCTACCTCCACTCCGACGACCGAACGCACGGCCACATAGGCCGTGCTGCCGGTGTTGTTGGTCCAACTGAGCGCCGACCCGACACTCAGCCGGTTCGGGTACAGCGCGGGGTTATTGCGATCGCCGGAGGCGAGCGAAGAAGCGCTCCACCCGATGTCATAGCTATCGGCTCCTGAGGAGACCCAGCTGAGCGTGGACGAGGAGAGCTGAGCCGGCACCGCCTTGAACCACGCATACAGCACACTGTCCGGCTGATGAATTCCTGCGCCGGGCGCGGCGAGCCCCCACGAGCCCTCGGCGGTCTGTACGGTCGCCGCCGTCCCGTTGAACAGCATCACCAGTTCCGGGAACTGCTGCAACGCGAACGTCCACCAGTCGCCGTACCACGCCACGCCCTGCGAGGAAAAGCGCCAGTTCTGAAATCCGGTGTACGCCGCATGGATCGGCGTGACGTTGACGGCGTTGCCGCTGGCCAGTGTCACGGGCATCACGATCGCATTGGTGCCGTTCGTCGCATCGGTCTGCGTCGGATGCAGCGTCGCCGTGCTCGTACCCGTCACGCGCGCCCACGCGCTGCGCTCGTTGATCGGCGTGCCGCCCTCGGTCGGGAGCGCGCCGTAAGGCAGGCTCGTGGTGTACAGCGCATGCCCGGTGGCGAACGCACTGCCGATCGCGGAGGAGAACGTCAGCGTCGTTGACCCCGTCGTCGTGGCATAGGTGAGCTGCGGGGCCTGCACGCGATACAGCGAGACGTGGTGCGAACCCTCGTAAGCGATCGTGGGCTTGGTCGCCACCCACGGATTCGTCGCCCGGCTCGCCTTCCACGACAGCACGCGCGAGGACTCGAAGGCGAGCGCATCGCGCATGAAGGTTTCCCACTGCGATTGCGACCACGACGCCGCCCCCGCCGAGAGGAAGGCCGACGTGTTGTCGATCGCCGCCGTCTGGCCCACGTAGGCCGCGATGCTCAAGTGCGTGCAGAGTTCCCCGGAGCGCAGCCCCGCGCCGTTGCGCCTGTAGGCGTAACTGGGCGTGGTGATGTCGTAGAACGCCGCCTGCCCGATCAGCGGCTTGATCAGGCGCGAGGCCCCGAAGACCGTCTCGAACTCCTCCCACGCCTGCATGGACTTCTCGGCGTAGGCGCACATCTGCCCGTCGTTCTGCCCGCTCGACGGGTTGCCGGCCGCATCCACCACATACGGCGCAATCGTCGAGACGATCACGTTCGTCGCGAACGAGCGCGAGAGGCCGAACGGGAATGCGTAGTTCCAGAACTCGAGCCCGACTTCCAACACGTACTTGCCGGTGTAGCCCGTCGCGTTCAGCGCATTGGCGAGCGAGGCATACGCCGCACGCGTCCAGTGAATCGGCAAGTTCAGCCACAGCGTGCCGACGTTCATTTTCAGCGCGAGACGCGCCTGATTCACGTAGGACCGCGCAGCGGCAAACTGATGCGTGTCCGGCCACGCACCCTGCGCGTAGGACAGTTCGGAGGAGGCTCCATCGAGCAGGTACTGCCACGAATCGCCGAACTGCACCGGACGGATCGCGCCGAGCGTGGAATTGAAGCGAGCGAGAAAGTCCGGGTTGAACAGTTCGCCCGCGTTGTGCAGCGCCTGGTAATCGGCGTGCACAAAGGCGTAGTTCGTCACCGTGATGTTCGCGGCCGTGTCGTTCACGATCCGCATGTACACGATGAGATTGTCTTGCAGCGATTCGGAGGGGACGCTGTACGTGTCCTGTCCTGGCCCGTACGACGGGCGCGTCACGCCACCGCTCAGGATCGGCGTGCTCGTGCCACCACCGGTCCACGTGAAGGTGTAGGTGCCCGGCTTGATGGCGCTGTGATTGAAGTCCGATTTCGGCGGACGGCGATACACGGGGATGAACACCGATCCGCCGGGGATCAGCGTCGCGGCACCCGTGGCTGGATCGAGCGTCGAGCCACTGCTGACATTGAAGTCGGTGGCGGCACGGACCTTGTTGATCCACGCATCGCCCCAGGACCAGTAGTACGCCTCGCCGATGTTCGTGCCCTTGGCCGAGACGGTGACCACGGCCGCCAAGTTCGTGGTCGCAGAGGCCGTATTGCTGTACGGTCCGACGTTGCCCGCCACATCCGTGGCGCGCGCTCGCACGTCGTACGCCGTCGAAGCGGTGAGTCCGCCGATGGTGTACGGGAACGCCGTCGTCGCCGCGGTGGCGAGCAGCCACGAGGAGTCGACGGTGCGCTTGTACTCGATGCGGTAGGAAGCCACGCCCGAGCCGGTATCCACCGACGGAGTGGTGAGTTGTACGCTCACCTGAGAGGCCGACAACGCGTTGACCGCGATGACCGGCGCGGTCGGCGCGATCGAGTCGAGCAGGGTGGTGCCGACCACGATCGAAGAGCGCGGCCCCTCACCCCCGAACCCGACGCTCGAGATCGTGTAGGAGTAACCGGTCGCCGCTGCAAGTCCCGTGTCGAGATACGAGGCCGTGGTCGGCGTCGCGATGAGCGAAGCACCGCGATAGACGCGGTAGGACTCCGCGAGCGCAAGCGCGTTCCACGTGAGCTGCACCGAGGATTGCGAGACGCCCGTCGCCGCGATCCCCGTCGGCGGGGGCGTCAGGAAGATGCGTGTGAGCGAGCTCAAGCCGAGCGGCCTGTCGGGTTTCGCCATGTCAGGGACAGCCGAGAAGGCGGCGAAGCCACCCGGGAAGCCATCTCAGCCAGCGGCAAAATTTATCGGCGCGCTCGGCTGCTTCGGCAGGACGTCGAACGTGGCACTGTTCGAGAAGTCCGACGCCACGCCGTCGCGATTCACGACGCGGATACGTGCGGTGTAACTGCCAACCGTACTGGTCACGCTGGCGATGGGCAGTTCGTACGCGCCGCTCGTCACCCACGCCACGGGCACGGACACGACCGGTGCGCCGTTCACCTCGATCTCGTAACCCGCGAACTGCGACTCGTCGAATACGGTGCCGTCGACGTTGGTGAGCGGCTGTGTCCAGAACAGCTTGTCGGCCATAGGTGCCTCGTGAGGAAAAAGAAAGGCCCGCATCAGGCGGGCCAGAGGGGTGCGTCAGCCAGGGGAGTACCGATGACGCAGCGCGTAAACGAGTTGAGCGTCCACGCTACCGAAATGATAGCGATTGACGCCCAGAAGAATCCCGACAGAATCGCGTCACTTTGTCAGGCGGCGCTTTTAGCGTTCGGCGTGGGCTTCGGGTGCCATCGTTCGCGGTCCATCGACAACACGCGATCCACGCACCAGTGCGCGCGATGCAGGCGCTCGTAGTACGTGTCGCGCGAAATACCCAAGCGGTACGCTTTGGTTTTGCCTTTGCCGATCACCACGTAGTGTACGAACAGCACCTCACGCGATTCTTCGTCCAGCACCTTGATCGCGCAGGCGGTTTCGAGCGCCTCGCCCGTGAGGACTTCAGAGTAGGACTGCACAAGGCGGGTCGCGGACGCCCCGAGCACGCCTTCCTCGGAAAGTTTTCCGAGGATGCTGCGCGAGGGCCAGCCATCCTTACCGAGGTAAATCTGGCGGATGCGCCGCCCCCAGGTGATGCAGCGATGGTGGATGTGATCAATCATGGCCTACGCGATCCACACCCCGAGCAGCACCCCCAGGTAGAACGCGCCGCAGAGCAGCATGGCGTTGACCACGCCGCGTGCGGGAGCCAGGGGATCGCTGTAGTCGTCGTTCATGTCGTTACCCTCGCTTGCAGGTCACGGAGTACGTCGTCCTCGGTGCGCCAGACGTAGACCGGCGCGCCTTGCTGCTGGCAGGTGCTCAGGAACGCTTCCTGACTCGGCTGCAGGCGGTTGCGGCCGTCAGGATTCTTGATCTCGACGCAGATCCAGCGGCCCCGGTGTGCGATCCACCCGTCGAGAGGTCCGGCCTCGACCCACGTCGCGCCGAGCCGGTGCGCGAGGAATAGCAGCCCCTGCTCGTTGGCGTCGCGGCGGTTACGGGTGTAGCGCCTCGCGGTCATGCGTTCTGGCGGCTTTCGGCCATACCCCTGTGGGGTAGGGCCGGCTGGTCGAGTTCGCCGCACGGAGAGCCCAAGAAGGCCCATCCAACAGGTTTGCGCAGCCATTCCGACGTCACCGCCGCCGGATCACGCGGCGGATTCGCGTAGGGGCCGCCGCTGGGGGCGGGACGCAGTGGCCACAGGGGGCAGGACCGGCAACTGCACTGCGCGACCTGCTCGCGCCACGTCCCGCCCCCGCTCGTCGGGTCGTAGATGCAGTCCTTGAACTTCGCGTTGATAGCGGCGCGTAACCCGACTCGTTGCATGATCTGCCTCACCTCACGGCTGCGGATTGGACCCGCGCAACTTAAACCGCCGCCACTGCGGCGGAGTGCCGAGCTCGACGAGCGCCGGGGAGTGCATCACCACGCAATGCACACAGTGGTGCTTGTGGTGCAGCGTCTCGCTGCGACAGCGTCGGCACGCGAGGCGCGCGAACGCTGCCGGTGGCGCGTACTGGACGAGCTTCACGGCCGCACCCACTTGTACCGGTATCCGCGCCGCGCGAGGCTGATCGTGCAGCCGGACACCCCATAGCGCGCGGCGAGTACCGTCCCCCGCTCGGTACTCGCGCGAATCAGCCGCACCTGCTCGTCGGTGAGCGTGCGCGGATGGCCCGTCACGCGGCGCGCAGCTTGACTCAAGCCGCTTCCTTCCGCAGTGCAACGCCGTAAAGGCGCTCGAAGCAGGTGGCGTAGGTCTCCGGCTTCCCTTCGCGGTTGCGCCCGACGATCACGTGCTCGAGGCCACGATCGAGGATCGTCTGGCGGATGCGATCGCGCCTGATACCAGAATCCGTGACGCCCGCGAACACCGCCCCGTAGACCGTCAGGCGCTTGGCGAGCCACGCTTCGCGGTCGAGCTGCTGCGGGGAGAGGCTCATGCGGCCGGCCCCGGCTCGTAGGCGTGATCGGGCAGGTAGCGCACCGGCCCATCCGTCCACTGCGAGGACTGGAACTGGCGGGTCTCGCGGTTGAACCACCCGCTAATCTGCCCGAGCAGTCCGCTGCCGTGACGCTGCTTGCGAATGCTGATCGCCATGGGCGTGACGCCCGCCGCAGGGCTCGCGCTCTCATCCGAGCGGCGGATGAAAATCACGTTGTCGGCAACCCCGCCGAGTTCACGCGCACCGGCCACGTCGTTGAGGTCGAGTTCCTGATGCGCGGAGACGAGCTTTCGCGGGTGCGCGATCAGGTGGATGTGAATCTTCGAGGCGCGCGCCGTGGCGGCGAGCAGGTTCGCGAACTGACGCTGCGCCTCGAAGTCGTCGTTGCGCACATCGAGGCACATCAGCGAATCGATGAACGCATGGCGCGTGCCCTGCTCCGCACAGCGGCGGATCACCCCGAGCAGGTGCAGGTGCTGTGCAATACCGATCACGCCCCACAGCCTGAACCGCTTCACGTAGGCATCGATGAACCACTGCGCGTGATGCTTCGTCGGGGTCTTCGTGCCGGAGGCCGTGCAGATCAGCCGCACGATCACATCACGCGGGTCCTCCTCCAGCGAGGCGAGAAACACCGAGGATCCACGATACAGCGTGTGGCAGATCATCTGCCGGATCAGCGTGGTTTTCCCCGAGCCCGGATACCCGGACCAGAGCGTCACGCCACCGGGGTAGAAGCGCAGCAGATCGCCGTTGGGGTCGAACGGCGCGGTGGCGAACGTCGCCTGCTTCGCCTCGTAGTTGGCGAGCACCTGGGCCCCGTCGAGCGCTTCGAGATCGACCAGCACTTCGGGGTGGGTCTCGAACTCCGGGGCGAGCTGCGTGATCAGCATCTGCCCGATGCGCCGGGCGCGGTAGGCGTCGATTCTCGTCACGATCTCCCGCTCACGCTCGGACTCGCGATCGTTCCCGTCGTTCTCAGCCATGCACGGCCTCCAGTGCGGAGGCGATCCGCCCGGCCGCGAGCGCCACCCGATCCGCGTCGATGGCGGACAGCGGTTTTCCTTCGGCCAGATCCGAAGCACAGATCGCCACGATCCCGGACTCGTGGGTGAGGCACTTCAACGCCTCCAGCGCGCTGAACGGCGCGTGCAGTCTCGGCAGGTGCTCTCGGGTGAGCGGCTCGGGGAACAAGTCCGCGAAAGTGAGACCGATCGCATCGAGCACGGCCTCGGTCTCGCACCCGGCGAAGCAGTGCAGGAGCACGCGCCCGTCGGGCAGTTCGCGCAGCGTGAGCGAGGGACTGCGATCGGCGTGCGCCGGACAGCGCGCGATCCAGCGCGAGTGGCCGGTCGACTTCACGCCCCCGAGGCGTTCGAGCAGGACGGCGGCGCAGGCCATCAGCCGATCCACCGCACGGGCTGGCCGCCGAACATCATCGGTTCCTCGGACGTGGATTTCTTCGCGTACTGCCCGCGCTCCTTCGCGTTGCGGACCCAGGTACGCCAGACCGCAGGCCAGTCGGACCGCGCGGTCTTGAACTCCCAATCGCGAAACTTGGCGATCTCGACCTCGACGTCCATGTCAGGGACGTGAGCGGATGCGAACTCGCGGTCTGGGGAAAACTCCGCTGGCACTCGGCGCGAGGCTTTGCGAGCGCCTCTCTCTCTGGGTTTCTTACTCTTGTCTGTGTCTGTGTCTGTGTCTGTGTCTGAGGGCCGGACGCGGCTGGACATCGCTGGACGCGGCTGGACATCGCTGGACATCGCCGGACTGTTCATTGCGCGCTGCTGGCGCTTCCGCTCTGCATCCCGTCCGCTGGCTGTGAACTCGGCCTGTTGCGCCTGTTTGCGGGCTTTTTCGCGGTATTTGCCGTGATTGACCACGATCCAGCCGAATCCACGATTCGGGATCGGGATCAGTCGGCGTCCCTCATCGTTCACGGAGCGGCTATGCGGATCGGGTTCACAGAGCCGCTGGATCGCTTCCCCGACTTCGTCGGCCGGTATCCCAGCGACACTCGCGATGTAGGACGGATGGCAGTCCACCTCGCCGTGCCGGTTGGCGAGCCCGAGCATCACCATCCACACGTACAGGTCGGGGAACTTGCCGCAGAGCGACCCTTGAAACAGGCTGGAAAAGAGCGGCGTGTATCCACTCACCGCCGCCCGCTCCGCGCAGCTCCGTCATCTTCCGTGTCATCACCGAACAACTCCGGCTGCATTCCGCTTGCGGCCGCACGCTTGGCGTAGATTATGTAAGCTCGATGTTCGCGCCTCGCAAAGCTCGTCAGCACCTCGCGCGCTACGGTCTGCATGTCGGTGCCCTCCGCGATCGCACGCGCTTCGAGCGCGGCGTGGACGCCGTCTGGGATGCCAAGGCGGAAGTCCCGAAGCGGGATGCTCATGCCGCTGGTTTCGCTTGGTCAGCGATGTCCAGCGCGCGGGCGAGGCTCGGGTACAAGGCTCGGTCCACGCGCAGCGTGCGAGCCGTCATGATCTCAAGCGCGAGCGCCGATTCGATCGGCACGACCGCGCCCCACTTCGACACGGCGGCCGGACTGATGCCAAGGACCGTGGCTACCGATGACTTGGTGCGAAAGTGCGAAATCGCGTCAGCAGTCAACATAGTGCAACGATGTTAACTGTAGTTACCGGTCGACTGCAACTGCGAGAAACTCAACCAGAGTTAATCTTGGGTCTTATGTCGACACTGGCGAGTCGATTGCAGGACGCGATGGCCTACGCGAAGATCACGCGGCCGCAGCTCATCGCGGGGATTCGTCGTCAGAACGTGAAAGTGTCCGCGCCCGCCGTATCCAAGTGGTTTTCCACGACAACGGAACTCAAGGCCGTGCATGCGTTCGCGGCGGCACGCGTGTGTCGCGTCGACCCCGAGTGGCTGGCGATGGGCGTAGGCACAATGCAGCGTCACGACGGCAATCCCGAGAAGCTGCCCGCACGTCGACTCGCGCTGATTCAAGCCTACGGATCGCTTCCCGATGACGTACGTGCGCCGATTCGTGCGTTGATCGAAACGTTGGCGACCGCGCACTCGAAGAGCTATCGCGAGTGGAGTGAGCGCGAGGGTGAGCGCGCCAGGAAGCGCGATCGGGAATTGGCGTAGTCAAGCCAATGACGGCAACCAAGAAAGAGAAAGCGCGCATGAAACGAACTTCGTGGTTTGCGGCAACATGCCTGTCCATCGTCTCACTGGCAGCAGACAGTTACGTGATCGAAGCAGCTGTCAACGACGAGAAATTTGTGATCAATGGCGAATTGTTTGTGGCACACACGTACTGCTTCGGTTGGGATGAAGGCGACGAGGTCATGTTTCTTGATGGCAGTCCATACGGGGCGTGCGCAACTGCCACGCTCTACAACAAGCGCAAAAAAAACACCTGCAAAGTCTGGTGCGAATAGCCGCCTGATCACCATTTGACGTAACGCGTCACGCGGTGACATTGCGCGTCACGCATTAACCACAGTTGACTCCGTGTGGTAACTGTGGTTAACTCTCTCCATGCACTCCATGGAGACCGCGATGCAACTCCCCGACGCTTTCGCTCTCACGGCCCCGCCCGGCGCATACACAGCCTCGCGGCACGGCGATTACGACTGGACCGGTCTCATCGACGGGGTCCACGTCGAGGCCTCCTACAATGTCCTGCGCGACCCGTACGACCGCACGCTCGAGATCGAGCTCATCACCCTCACCGTCGGCGGCGTGGACGTGATGGCGTGGGACGTGGTCGCCGAGGACGCGATCGAGCGCATCGAGGAGGAGTACGTCGAGGACGCGCCGGATTACGACCCCACGGGAGAGTACGCATGAGCGGCGCGACCAGCTTCGCGGACCGACTCGTTGAGGTCGAGGCGCGACCGCTGTTGCAGGGCCAGCACCTCACCCGGCTAGAGCGCGCCCAGAAAGCGTGGTGCGCGATGGAAGCCGTCGCGTACCTCGCCGGCGAGCGGTGGTCCGACTCACCGCAGTGCGCGTGCCCCGTCATCGCGTCCTTCATGCGCGCGTGGAACGACGGACTGCTGACAGACGAGGACCGCAATCGGCTGCTCAAGCCGCTGGTGCCGCTCGTCGTCGGGACACGCGCCGACACCGCTACCGAAGAGCGGCGCGCATTCATGGCGATGGACTGGCTCATCCGTGTGCACACCCCGGCGTGGCTGGACCGTGTCGAGGCGCTGAAACCGCACGCACAGGCGTTGCGCGATCTTGAGACGATCGCGGATGCAGCCGGGCTGGTGGCGGCCACCGGCCGACTGCGCGTCGCGCAGAAGGACGCGGCCGCCGCGAGGGCCGCCGCGAGTGATGCCGCGTGGGACGCCGCGAGCGATGCCGCGTGGGACGCCGCGAGGGCCGCCGCGATGGATGCCGCGAGGGCCGCCGCAAGTGATGCCGCGAGGGCCGCCGCGAGGGATGCCGCGTGGTACGCCGCGTGGTACGCCGCGAGGGCCGCCGCGAGGGCCGCCGCGAGGGGCGCTCTCAGGCCGACGACCGAGTGGCTACAGAGCAGCGCGCAGCAACTGGTGCGCGATATGTGTGCGGTGCGCGCATGAACATCACCCCCGACACCGTGTGCTCGTCCGACCCGGATTACTACGCGCGCGTGTGCGAGACCGAGTCCGCGCTGTGTGCGGAGGAGGAAGCCTTCGGCGCGTGGTTCGATCAGCACTGCGTGCGCCTCGCGCAACTGTTCTGCGCGGCGCGCTATGTCGAGTTCGAGGCTTTCGCGCGCGGACTGTATGCACAGAGGGCGCAGCCATGACCCGCCCCCACCGCGAACCGTGCGGGTGCGCGAGCACCGACCGTCAGTGGACGACGTGGTGCGAGCAGCACCGCGCCGAGCACGAGGCCACCCGCACGCGCTGGCACGAGGAACACGTGCAGCGAGTCAGTGCATCACTGCGCGCGTTCGCGCAGGCGATGCGGGGAGACACGCCATGATCACCGCACTCCTCGCCCGCCTTGATCGCTGGCGCGCTCGGCGCGAACTGGCGCGTCATCACCGATGGAGGCGCAGGAATCGCGTGCTCATGCCGAAACCACGGCTCGACCCGCGTGACTGGCAGCAGCAGTTTGAACGACAGGTGCGGCCGTGAATCCGGACGAGGACGATCTGCCGCAGCCGTATGACGACGCTGAACGCTTTTTCTACGAGCAGGAGCAACTTCGAGCCGATCCTGCCTTCGAACCTTGGCTCGACTCACTTGAACTTCAACCGGAGCACACCCCATGGACCTGAACAGCATGAGCTTCGACCAGCTCGTTCCTTCCAATTCCAAGTACCTGAGCAAGGACGACGTCGGCGAGGACGGCGTGATCCTCACGATCAAGGGCTTTCGCGTCGAGACCTTGAAGAACGACGACGGCGACGAGGACAAGACCGTCATGTACTTCGAGGAGGACTACAAGCCGATGGTTCTGAATCGCACCAATGCGCAGCTCGTCGGTGCTGCGACTGGGGCCAAGACCGCAGGAGAGGCGCGAGGCAAGCAAGTGGTCGTATACAACGACATCACCGTGTCCTTCGGCGGCAAGGTCACGGGCGGACTGCGCATCAAGAAAGTCGCTGGCCAGCCGCGAGCGGCCGTGCGCGCGCCGGCACACGAGGATCTGAACGATCGAGTGCCGTTCTGATGGGACGGCCAAGTCAGGGCTACTACAACATTCGGGGAGATAAACTCCCCGGTGTCACCACAATTTGCGGCATCGTGAAGGACTCCGGCCCACTCACGATGTGGGCCTACAAAACCGGGCGTGAGCACGAACGGCTCGTTGCACAAGGCAAGCCCGCACCGAAGCATCTGTACGACGTCGTGGATCGCGCCGCGCAGATCGGCACGCTCGCACACGCCTGTTGCGAAGCCGACATCAGCGGACAGCCGCTGCCCGACATTCCCGAGGATCAGCGCGGGCCGGTGATGCAGGCATTCGGGCAGTACCAGGCGTGGAAAGCACAGACGCGACTCAGCATCGTCGCCTGTGAAGTCCCGCTGGTCAGCGAGGCCCATCAGTTCGGTGGCACGCTCGATTTCGTGTGCGAGATCGACGGCGTGCTCTGTCTCGGGGACTTCAAGACGTCCGGGGCCGTGTATCCGGAAATGCTCATGCAGCTCGCGGCGTACCGCGTGCTGTGGAACGAGAATCACCCGGAACGTCCCATCACCGGACCCAGTCACCTGCTGCGTATCAGCAAGGATGCGCCGGACTTTGCACACCACAGTTACGGTGAGCTGTCGGACGCGTGGGAAATGTTCCTGCTCGCGCGGCGGGTGTACGACCTGTCAGCGCGACTCAAGAAGCGAGCGGCCTGATGCGCGCGTGGCTTACGCGCACACTCGCGGGCTGCATCCCGGCCGACGCCGACAGCGCGGCCGTGCTCAAGCGCATTCCCGTCGGCACGACATTCGAGACGGACGTCATCACGAAGCAGTCGCGCTCCACTGCTTTCCACCGTCGCTACTGGCTGCTCGTCTCGCAGCTTGCTGCGCACGTCGACCACGTGACGATCGACTCGGGCGTCACGCTGCCGGTTCGCTGTGCCGAGGACATGCACGTCGCGCTCAAGTACCT